GTTGAATCCTCTTTCGGCGTCGCGTGGGCGCATGTGCGGCAGTTCACTTCTTTGGTCGGCTGTGATTTATGGCACATGGCCTTGGCGGGACACCAGCCGCATTGATACCATGTCGGATCGGTGCTGATAGGCGGCGGCATACGATCGGCCAAAGTAATCGCCCGGCCTAGCTCAATAAAGCGATCGGCGGTCTCCTTGTCATATCGCACGCGTTCACAGTGCAGCCGATCATCATCCTTGCAAACGGCGACATAGAGCGCCCGCGTTAAGCCAAGCCCGGCCATGTATAGTTGCATCTGCACATAGTGCTGCCACTTAGAGACGCGAACACCTTTAGCCGCCAGATCGTCAAAGCTCTTTTTGCCATGCGTCTTAAACTCTAGCAAATGCTCCGTATTTGGCGCTTCGGGAATGCCAAGGCCAATCCCATCAATGGAGCCGCTAACATGCGCGCCAAAATCAACGCGGTTTTGCTGGCCGCGAACCGTGATGCCGATCGCTTCCAGATCGGTGATGATGGTAGATTCTTCATTGTGGCCACGGCGGAACAAGCGCAGAATGCGGCCTTCAAACTGTTCGACAACAGCCCAGCGAAACGATAGCCACAACCACCGATCACAATGATGGCCAAGCAGGCTTGCGCCTAGGTGCTGGCGTGGCCGTTCACGCTTGGCAGCGTGATGAGCATCTATCAGGCTTGCCACGGCACTTTGATCGGCTATAATGACTTCCGGCAGCTTTGCCATGTTTGTCTCCTCCCGTGAACAACTTGGGGCTGGCTCATCACCAGCCCCATTTTTTGTTGTTACTTTGCCCAGGGCGGTTTGGCGCTAGAGGCAGCCGGTGCAGCGGCAGCCTTGGCAGCAACCGGTGCAGGAAGCCCGCCGCCAGCCAAGGCGCGATAGCCGCCAACATCATTGCGGGGCTGGCTGTAGCCACGCGCTACGTCATCCGGTGACGGCTGGCGCACCTTCACCTTGATCTGCAACTGGCCACCGACAAGCTGGTCGCTATCTTCAAGCCGTGGCAGGCCGATGGCGCGCATGATCTCACCAAGCTGCTGCCGCCCAATTTCCTCTGCCTTGGCAGACTGGTTGCGGATGTTGATCGCCGCAAAGATCACCCGGCCTTGATGCGTCGGCCCGGTGATGTCGAGGCGCAAATCAATCTTTGTGCCGGTGCCGGATTTGGTCTGCCCGACTTCTGCCTTGGCGATCATGGCCGAATAAAGGCCCTCTGGCAGCAATTCATATTCGCCGCTGTTGCCTGTGGGCAGATCGTCAGCGTTAAAGCTCTCTCCAAGGTTAGCCATTGTCAGATTTCCTTCTTGCTGATGTTAAACGTAGGACGACCCGGTGTGGACGTGATGGCGTCAAGCAGCGGTTCGGTGATGGTTGCAGCGGCAGCTTTCCATGCCGTCGCGTTTATTTCCGGCTTCCACCGGAACAGGCTGGGCAAATGATCGGCAAGCCCATGCTCTGCCGCCAGTGATTGCAGCTTGTCGGAATCAATCTTGCGATTGATGCGGCCAACAATCTTCACCGCGTAGCCGTCGCAATCAAAGTTGCTGGTGCCGTCAAGATTGGCCGGCAAGGCCAACTCAAACGCCATTGCATCTTCCAGATCGCGGCGTGTTTTAATGGCGGCTTCTTCAACTGCCTTGGCGTTTAGCCATTGCTGATAAATTGGCACGGTCATTGCATACCTTCCATTGCAAGGACGTAGGCGGTCACGCTAAACAGCAAACAAGCAAATATGCTTCCCCATGCTGCATTGACGTGCCGATCACGGATGTTGCCATTGATCACCGGCAAAGCGCCGATGGCGAATATCGCTTGTGCGATAGCGAGGGCGATCAGCATGTTTCACCTGTAGCTTCGGCAATGACAGAGCGAACAATTTCAAATGTCCCGTTTGGATAGTGAGCGCCGCTTTCGTTCATTGCCCATGCGTCTAACTCTATTAGGGCAGCCAGCAATTTGGGCGCGGCATCCCGCAAGCGCCGCCGCGCATCGTTTTCGGCAATGATTGCCTGTTGCTGCTCGTTGAAACGCCGTTCGGCTTGTTCAGCCCAGTTATCCATGCGCGTGTTCATGCTGCACCCCCAATCTTGGCAATAATCGCGCCCAAGTCTGGCGCTTCCCACTGAGACAGTCTTCCGCTCCGATCCTTAGCCTGCCAAAGCCCGTCACTGTCAGTCAGCAGCGCGCGGTGGGCGTTGCCATCGGCATCACGCTCAACGCGCAGGGCCATAACGAGATCAAAGAAGTAGGGCAGGCTTTGTGTAAGCGACTTGCCCGGCATGGACGCATTGTAAAGAATGCGCCCCATCTCATCCTGTGACTTTTCCAGCTTGGCGCTCATGTAAACATGCTTGCCGGGCAGATCACGGAAAGCGCGGATTAGCTCGTTCATTTTGGTGCTGAGTTCACCGTATGCCGCGCGACCATCTTTGTTGGCTTTAAGTTCAGCGTTCAAAACCACTTCGGCAACTTCTGACAGTGAATCAATCGCCACCGATTGAAACGCTTTGGCTTCGTCACTGCCGGTAAGCCACGCATAGGCATCGTGCAGATCGGCAAGGCTTTTGACTTCGATATAAGGCACGTCTGCACCCGCGATCGAAAGCAAGCCGCCTTCTGCACTGATTGCCACAACATTAGGCAAGGTCGAAATCAGGCTTGTTTTGCCAGCGCCTGCCTGGCCATATACGCACATTTTAACACCATTGGCGGATAGGCCGCCTGTTCTCTTTAGGTTAATAGCCATTGTCTTTCTCCAACACCGCAGTCGGCGAATCCGGTCGCGGCGTGATTTTGGCTTTACAGCCATCCAATGCGGATGTAAAGCATGAAAATGCGGCAACGGGCCGTGACGGAGAAAAAACCCATGACGCTTGAAAAAGTGCGCGAGGCGCTAAAGGATCGGCGCATTGATGTAGTGGCAAAGGCAACCGGCCTGTCAAAAGATGCCATTAGTGACATCCGCAACGGCAACAGCACTAATCCGCGCTATCAAACGGTGCAGCGGTTGGCAGAGTATTTGGAAGGCCGGACATGAAATATGGCAGCGTTTGCAGTGGCATTGAGGCAGCATCATCCGCATGGCATTCGCTTGGCTGGCAACCTGCTTTTTTTAGTGAGATTGAGCCATTTCCGCGCGCCGTGTTAGCGCATCACTATCCAAGCGTGCCACTGCACGGCGATTTTACCACAATAGGAGCAGATCAATATGGAGCAATTGACCTTCTTGTCGGCGGAACCCCCTGCCAATCGTTCAGCATCGCTGGCCTGCGAGGCGGACTGGATGACGACCGTGGCAACTTGGCCCTTGAGTTTCTTAGGCTTGCTGACCGAACACGGGCCAGATGGGTGGTTTGGGAGAACGTCCCCGGCGTCTTGTCAAGCAACGGCGGACGGGATTTTGGTTCCATTCTCGGGGGCTTGGGCGAACTCGGGTATGGGTGGGCCTACCGAGTGCTTGACGCTCAGTTCTTTGGAGTGGCCCAGCGCCGCCGTCGTGTGTTCGTTGTCGGATATCTTGGAGATTGGCGACGTGCCGCAGCGGTTCTTTTTGAGCGCCACAGCATGTCGGGGCATCCTGCGCCGCGCCGAGAAACGGGGCAAAGTGTTGCCAGAAGCATTAGAGCGCAGTCTCAAAGCAGTCACCGCGAGGACAGCGACAATTTCTTAGCCACTTGGCCAGCCGAAATTGCTCCAACACTCAACGCGCATTTTGGCGATAAGCAAGGGATAGAAAATCAGCACATTAATGGGGGGGCGGGGATGTTTTTTCCTGCTATTTCACCTTGCCTTGATACGCAAAAGGGTGGGCTGCGCGGGCCTGATACGCAAGCTTATGTGGTGGGCGCGTTGCCGGCATCGCTTGGGAAGGGACTTGGCCACAACAAAGATGATTTTTGCGTCCCCGTCGCATTTGACTGGCAATCTGGCGGTGATGCGCGCGGGCTTGAGCCGAAAGACACGGCGCAATTGCAGCGTTGTCAGGTTCCGGCGGTGGCACAGGCTTCAGCCGTCCGCCGCCTCACGCCGCGCGAATGCGAACGCCTGCAAGGCTTTCCTGATGATTGGACAGCTATCCCTTGGCGAAAAAAAGGCGCAAACGCCTGCCCTGATGGCCCGCGCTACAAGGCGCTAGGCAACAGCATGGCCGTGCCGGTAATGCGCTGGATTGGTCAACGAATTCAGATGGTAGAAAATATGATTAGGAACTCAAATGGCTGACCTAACCAAAATCCTAGATGGCCCGTGGTCACCGCCAGCCCAGCCGCAGTTCGACCCGCCAGAGGTGCAGCTTGTTGCCGCCATGGAGCGGGCAGGCATCAGGCCACCGGCTAACATTCAACTTGATGGCAAACTGCATCGCTTTGACAGCTACACCAAAGGCAAGCCGGGCCATGACAAGAGCGGCTGGTATTGCGTTTTCCCCGATGGCGTTCCGGCTGGGCGGTTTGGGTGCTGGCGGGCGGCTATAGAGCAAACATTCCGCGCAGACATTGGCCGTGAATTGACTATTCCAGAGCGCATGGCAGAGGCCAAACGGCTGGCCGAAGCCGTCAAGGCGCGCGATGCTGCCAAGGCCAAAATTCAGGAATCCGTTGCAGACGTGGCGGAAACCATTTGGGCCAGCCTTGCCGGCGCTCCTGATTGGCATCCGTATCTGGTGCGAAAAGGTGTCAGCCCCAACGGCGCGCGGGTGACAGGTGACGGGCGGCTGGCCTTGCCCATGTATGACCCAGCCGGGCATTTGGTTAGTCTGCAATACATCGACGGCGACGGCGGCAAACTTTATCACGCCAGCGGCCGTGCCACAGACGCCCACTGGATCGTCGGCGATGACAACGGCGGCACTGTCTACATAGCCGAGGGATTCGCCACCGCCGCCACGATCGCGGAGGAAACGGGCCAGGCTTGCGCGATTGCTTACAGCGCCAGCAATCTGCCAGCCGTTGCAAAGGCACTGCGGGAAAAGCGCGGCAGCTTGGCTGACATCGTGGTAGTGGCAGATCATGACAAGGGCGGGATCGGATTTAAATATGCCGATCAGGCCGCCGCCAAGTATGGCGTCCGCGTTGTGCGCGTCCCGATCGAGGGCATGGACGCCAACGACTACCGGGCCGCTGGGCATGATCTGAAGGCCATATTGCTGCCGCCCACACAAGATGGCTGGCTGTTAAAAGCCAATGCGCTAATGGCTGATCAAGCGCCGCCAAAATGGATCATCAAAGGCTGGCTTGAGCAGCACGCACTGGCAATGGTTCATGGGCCAAGCGGTGCCGGCAAATCGTTTGTGGTGCTGGATTGGTGTTTGCATATAGCGTCAAGCCTGCCGGAATGGCACGGCAACAAAGTGAAACGACACGGCGCGGTGATATATCTAGCCGGCGAAGGCCATTACGGCATCAAGCGCCGATTAGCAGCATGGGCAGCGCATTACCGCCCGGAAGATATTAATCTGTGGGTTAGCAAGACCGGCTGCGATTTAAACACGCCAGAGGGCTACAGCCGCGTTCTGGAAGCCGTGCGCGGTGTTGGCGAAGCGCCATCGCTGATTGTGGTCGATACCGTCCACCGCTTTATGAACGGTGACGAAAACAGCGCACAAGACGTGCGAACGATGATCCAAGCCGCAGACGGCTTAAAGGAAGAATTTGGCTGCACCGTTATTCTTGTTCACCACACTGGCGTGAGTGATGAAGCCCAGCACCGTGCGCGAGGCTCATCAGCATGGAAAGGCGCGCTTGACGTGGAATATAGCGTGCAAGCAGGCAAGCCGCTTAAGATCGTAAACAAGAAAATGAAAGACGGGCAACCCGATCATTTCCTGCACGCTAATCTTGTTGAAGTGGTCATTCCAGGCTGGATGGATGAGGATGGTGAGCCGGTAAAAAGCGTTGTGGTCATGCCAGCCGAAGCGCCGGAACAAACGCCAAAGGCCGACAGTAAGCTGGCGCAATTTCGCAAACGCTGGGAAAAAGCTTGGTGGGAGAGCGGCGCAGAGGAACGTGACGGGATGCCTTACCTGTCCCGTTCATTTTTGCGCGCGGCGCTAGAAAAAGATGGCAACGCAAAACGCACTGTCGATAACATGCTAAATCCGTCCTATACGGACAAAATCATCGGAACGTTGATCATATCAGACATGATTGAGACAACGGAACACGGCTGGATTTTCACCGATCCAACGCACCGTGGCGCGATGATAATGGCTAAAAATGGTCACCCTAAGTCACCCTAGGGTGAGGGTGAGGGTTAGGGTGAAAAAGGGGGCAAAAAGCCGCTAACCTCACCCTCCCTCACCCTCTGCACCTTAAGGTGCAGGGTGATAGGGTGATAGCGGTGCGGCATCAAATGAGGTGAACAATGACCGATCACATAAATCCAGATCACTACCGACAAGGGCATGTGGAGTGCATAGACGCTCTGGCGGCTGCTACCGTGAACCTAAGCGGTATCGAAGCTATCTGCACAGCTAACGCGATCAAATATCTTTGGCGCTGGCGGGAAAAAGGTGGCGCTACAGACTTGGGCAAGGCGAAGTGGTATATTGAACGGCTGATGAGTGAACTTGAGAAATAGGGGGGGGTATGCCTCCCATTGAAAAAAATATGACTGAGGCGTAAAGAACGGCATGGCCAGCAAACCCAAAAATGTGGTTGATAAACGGATTACGCCAGCTTTCATGGCGCAAGCCGGTAAAGGCCGTCCGAAAGGTGTCCAAAACAAGACCACAATCACCATCCGCGAGGCGATCCTTGCGGCGTTTGATAAGGCTGGCGGTGCGAATTATCTGGCGCGCATGGCCGATGAGCAGCCGGTTGCGTTCTTGGCGCTGCTGTCTAAGGTGTTGCCCACGCAAATCAATCTTGGCACTAAGGCCGATGGCATCAAGATCGTGATCGAGCGGGCAGCACCGGCCAACGGTGACGACGCTAAGGTGATTGACATCAAGCCCAATGCATGAGGTCAAAATCCAGCTAACGGAGCCTCAAGAGGCGTTCGTGTTCAGCAAGGCTCGCCATCCGGCAATGGTGGCAGGCTTTGGTGCAGGCAAGTCGGAGGCGGCCGTGGTGCGCCTGGCGCTGCTGGCCTTGCAGTATCCTCGCATGGACTTTGCATTTGTCGAGCCGACCTTTGATCTGGTGCGCCTCATTGCATGGCCGCGCTTTTCCGCCATCTTTGAGCGGTGGGGAATCGGCTTCGAACTCAACAAGGGCGACAACATCGGCACCTTGGAGAACGGCAGCCAGATCATATTCCGATCGGCGGAGGCACCGGAACGGCTGGTCGGCTTTGAGGTGGCAGACGCTATCATTGACGAAATCGACACGCTGAGAGAGTCGCACGCCTCTGACGTATGGACAAAGATGCTGGGCCGGTGCCGGCAATCCAAGCCGGATGGTTCAGCCAACACGCTTGCCGCCGTGTCAACGCCAGAGGGCTTCAAGTTCGTCTATAAAACATGGGGCCGTGATCCGAAGCCCGGCTACGAACTAATTAAAGCGCCGACAAGCTCCAATCCATATCTGCCCGCCGGCTATGCCGACCAGTTGCGGGCCGCCTATTCATCGGCGCAGCTTTCCGCTTATATTGACGGTGACTTCGTTAACCTTGTCAGCGGCAGCGTATATTCAGAGTTTGACCGCAAAGAGAACGGCACGTTTGAGACGATTTATATGAGCGAGCCGCTGCATATTGGCATGGACTTTAACGTCGGCAACATGTCGGCCGTCATCGGCGTAATGCGCCATGGCAACCCGATGGCGCTTGATGAGCTAACCGGCATCCGTGACACGCCCGCCATGATCGACACGATTAAAAGCCGCTACAAAGGCCACGCGATCAACGTCTATCCCGACGCCAGCGGCGGATCGCGCAAATCAATCAACGCCAGCCTGTCAGACATCGTGCTACTGCGGAACGCGGGCTTCACGGTGCTGGCCCATGCGTCTAATCCGCCAGTCAAGGATCGGGTGCTGGCGCTTAGTCAGATGATACATAACCAAGGCAGCCGCCGCTTGCTAGTCAATCCAGATCGCTGCCCGTCATTGACTGAGGCGCTGGAACAGCAAGCCTATGACAAGAACGGCGAACCGGACAAGGCAAACGGGCTTGATCACTTAAATGATGCTCTAGGCTATTTCATATTCTACAAATATGGCATATCACGCGGGCCAGTTCGCTTCGCGCAGATAACAGGAGCTTGATGCCTTTGCCGCGCGGCGCACCTTGTGCTAATGTGGCGCGGAATGTATTACCGGGGCTTTGCTGATGGCCGTCAATAACACGCACAAGCAGTATGACGCTTATCGCTGGCGCTGGCGGCGTTGCCGCGACGTTATCTCTGGCCGCGATTCCGTTCTACAGAACGGACGCCAAGGGCAGCGATTCCAGGGAAGTCTATACGATCCGGTTTTCAGCCAGGAGATTTACCTTCCGCGCCTTAGCGGGCAATCGGAATCCGAGTATCGCAGCTACGCGGAACGCGCGGCGTTCTTCAATGCCAGCGGGCGCACATTGGATGCGCTCACCGGCCTGATCTTCGCCAAGAATCCGCAGTTCGATTTGCCGCCAGCCATTGAGCGGTTTTCTGATGACATCACGCTGGCCGGTGACAATCTGCGCGAGTTTAGCGAGCAGATCGTTGAGGAACAGATTGCCGTGGGCCGTGTCGGCATCATGGTGGATTATCCCGCCGATGTGCCAAGCAGCCTGTCAGTTGCCGCCGCAGAGGCGCTGAACATTAGGCCATTCATGCGCCTATACAAAGCGGAGACCATCCTCAACTGGCGCGTGGAAAGCATCGGCGGCGTCAGGGTGCTGACGATGGTCGTGCTGCAAGAAACGCACGACATCCGCGAGGACGATTTCACGACGCTAGAGGTGACGCGGTATCGCGTGCTTGATCTGACAGAGCAAGGTTATCGCGTTCGCGTCATGACGCAGCAGGGCGAAACCGTATCCGAAACCTATCCGCTGATGCGTGGTCGGCCATTGCAGCGGATTCCGTTTATCGTTTTGGGAGCGAACAGCAGCACCACCAATGTCCAAAAGCCGCCGCTGCTTGATCTGATTGATGCCAACATCGCGCACTATCGCAACAGCGCCGACTATGAGCATGGCTTGCACTTCACCGGCTTGCCAACGCCTTATGTGGCTGGCGTGCAGCTTGACGAAGGCCAGACGCTTAATCTTGGCAGCAAAACGGCTTGGGTGTTTCCCGATCCATCAGCTAAGGCGGCGTTCTTGGAGTTCACCGGGCAGGGCCTGTCCACCATCCGCGAGGCCATGAAGGACAAGGAAAGCCGCATGGCCGCGCTTGGCGCACGCTTCCTGTCCGATGATAAGCGCAGCGCCGAGGCATTCGAAACGCTTGAGCTACGCACCAGCGGCGAGCGCGCTAACCTTGCCAGCATATCCCGTGCAGCATCGGACGCCATCACAAAGGCGCTGAATGTCATGGCCGCATGGGTGGGCGCACCCGAAACGGCGCGCTACAGCCTCAACACGGAATATGTCACATCCGCGATCGCGCCAGCAATGATGCAGCAGCTTTTGATGGCATATCAGACTGGCGCAATGCCGCTGAGTGTGCTGTTCGACAATATGCAAAAGGGCGAGATCGTTTCGGATGCGATGACATTTGAATCGTATCAGGCACAGCTTGACGATGCCGGGCCAAGCATGACCGAGGACGAACCGCCGGCCGAAAGCGGCACAATGGCGGCAATCAGGGCGCGGCTTGGGCTTTAATGGAACCGGAAATCATCACGAGTTTGGTCGAGGCTGTTGCCGCGCTTAATCGGCGCGTTAATGATCTAGGCAGCTTTGAGTTGATCGCTGGCCCGATCGGCCCGGCCGGTGCCAATGGCGAGCCTGGCCCGCCGCCAACCGATGAGGCGATCCGCGATGCCGCTACGGCTTGGCTGTCGGCCAACATCGCACAGCCAGCCGATGGCCAGCCCGGCGCAGAAGGCCCGCAAGGGCCGCAAGGTGACATTGGCCCACAAGGGCCGCAAGGACGCCCGCCAACAGAACAGGAGATCGAACTTGCCGTCTCTATCTGGATGGAAGCAAACCGCGCGGGATTGCGTGGAACTGATGGCCGCAGTGGCAGTGACGGCGCTGATGGCCGTGATGGTGCTGATGGTAGGCCTGGCCCTGCTGGCCCTGTTGGCGCTACTGGCAGTCAGGGAATTGGCATTGCGCTGGTGGAACAGCGTGACGAAGGATCGTTCTGGATCACGCTAGACGATGGCCGCGAGTTCGAGATTGAACTGCCCAAGGCTGCCACGCAAATCATAACGGGCGGCGGTGGCAAAGACTTGCCGGCCTATCTGTCGGCTTATAGCAGCACAACGCAAACCGAAGCGCCAAACGTGGCCGCGCCGATGCGATTCGAGAATGTCGTTGAAGGCGTTCGCATTACGATCACCGATGACGTGAAGGTGACGTTTTCACAGCCTGGGATTTACAATATCCAATTCAGCGCCCAGTTGGTCAACAGCCAAAGCCAAGATCATAATGTAAGCATTTGGCTGATGCGTAACGGCACAGCGGAGCCTGATAGCTGCACTGACATTACGGTGCCGGCAAGGCATGGCTCCGTTGACGGCGCAGCGGTTGCGGCATGGAATTTCTTTTACCGTGTCAGTGCAGGCGAATATTTCCGGCTGATGTGGTCTGCCAGTAGCGCAAACGTGACGCTTGGCGCGACACCGGCGCGCATTAATCCGGTGCGCCCTGCCACGCCATCAATCATCTTGACTGTTAATCGGGTGGCACCGTGAACGCCGCCGACCGCTTGGCCGATCTATATACGATCCGCCAGCTAATCCTAAACAGGCTTGCGGCTGGTGAACAGGCACGGCTGAATCGCCAGTTGCTTGAGGTGTCACGCGAGATTGAAAAGCGGATCAAAAACGGCAAGCCTCTGACTAGCTTTCAGGGCAAGCGGCTGGATCGCGCCATCGCTGACTTGCAGAAGGTGGTGAAGATCACGCAACCGAATTTAGGTGACTTAGCGGCGCTAGAGGCGGCGTTTGCCCGGCAGGCGTTTGCCACCATTTCCATTGATGCCGTGCTGCCTGGCGCGTCTGTGATTGACCGGATTGCCAGCACAAGTCTGGTGCAAGGTGCAACGACAGGCCAATGGTTCCGCCGCATCCGTGACCAAATCGCTTTTGACATTGAGCGGGCCGTCAAAACGGGCGTGGTGCTGGGCGACACCAATGAACAGATTGCCCGATCAATTGTTGGCGACGGAATGCGCGGGCCAGAAGCGTTTCCGCGTGGCCGACGTGACGTTATGGCAGTCACCCGAACGGCGGTGCAGACGGTGGCCAATGATGCCCGGCTTGCCACGTTTGAGGCCAACACCAACGTGATCAAGGCGGTGCAGTGGATTAGCACCCTAGACAGCCGCACCAGTGATATTTGCATTGCGCGATCCGGCCTTGTTTGGACGCTGCCCGGCTATAAGCCGCAGGGCCACAACATTGAGTGGCAAGGGCCGCCGCCCGCGCATTGGGCTTGCCGATCCACCATCATCCCGATCACCAAAACATTTCGTGAACTTGGCCTAGACATTGACGAAGTGCCGGCATCCACTCGCGCCAGCATGGATGGGCAAGTGGCCGCCGATCTGACTTTTGGCGATTGGCTGAAAGGCAAGCCAGTAGAGTTTGCCGATGAGATGCTAGGCAAGGGCCGCGCCCAGCTTTGGCGTGATGGCAAGATCACTTTGCAAGACTTGCTAAACGCGCAAGGCGTCCCGCTAACGCTGCGGGAATTGCGTGAGAAATACGGCTAATCCGCCACCTTGTTATTGACAACATAGTTTGTTAAAGTATCTGCGCTTGCAGCATGGGTAGCGCCCATGTTGGAGTTAACGGCCAGTGGCCATCAGTCCAGAGGACGCCAAGAATGAGCGAAGGCAATAGCGAGATTGAAGAACTGAAAGCGGCGGTGGACGCACTGAGTGCGAAGAACCGGGAACTGCTGGGCGAACTCAAGACAGTCAAAGCGAAAGCGCGGGGCGCTGACATTGACCCGAATGAATTTGCAGCCTTGCAAAGCGCCAATGAGGAACTTCTCGCCAAGCTAACCAAAGTCGAAAGGGAAAGCGGCAAGACGATTGAAGGACTGCAAAAGACGTTGCAGACCAAAGACACCACCTTGCAAAGCTATCTAATTGATAATGGTTTGTCTGATGCCCTCCTAAAGGCCAACGTGAGGCCCGAACTTATGCCGGCAGTCAAGGCAATGCTCCGTGCAAATGCCAAGCTGACCGATGAGGGCGGGCAATACAAGGCCATTCTTGGGGATAAGCCGCTGTCCGATGCAGTTTTGGAATGGGCAGCCACTGACGAGGGCAAGCATTTTGTTGCAGCGCCCGCAAACGCTGGTGGCGGCGCATCTGGTGGTAATTCGGGCGGCAACAGCATACAGCCGAAGGGCAATCTTGGCGGTGACAAGTCACAGCGAGTCAACGCAATTAATGCCCGATTCCCCGAACTCGCCAATAATGGCTAACTAAGGACTTAGATCATGTCTCTTTCACAGATGCAGGTATTTAACCAATACATCATGCCGGCGACGATTGAAACGCTGGGCCAGATGATTGACAAATTCAACGGCGCTTCCAACGGCACTATCCGCCTGACGACTGCTGGCTTTGACGGTGATTTCCTTCAGGAGTCATTCTTTGCCGGCATCCATGCAGCCCAGCGCCGCGTTGATCGCTATGCAGCGCAGGCCAACGCAGCCCCGACCGATCTCAGCCAGCTTAAGCATGTGTCGGTTAAGGTCGCCGGTGGTTTCGGCCCGATCCGTTTCGAGCCGTCGCAGCTTACTTGGCTTCAGAAGCCGACTGCTGAAGGCATTGAAGTTGCCAGCCGCAACTTCGCCGAGGCGCTGCTTCGTGACCAGCTTAACACGGCCATCGCTGGCCTTGTGGCTGCCATTGAGAATCAGGCAACCGCAACCAACGACATCTCTGCCGGCACGAATGCTGTCATTACCTACAACACCATTAACGGCGCACATGCGAAGTTTGGTGATCGTAGCATGGACATTCTGGCCAACGTGATGACTGGTTCCATGCTGCACAAGCTGGTTGACCAGAACCTGACCAACACCGCGCGCCTGTTCTATGCGCAGGGCGTTCAGGTGGTGGACATTCTGGGCAAGGCCGTGATCGTCACCGACGCACCGGCTCTGTCCGTTGCCGGTTCGCCGGGCAAGGATAAGGTGCTGGGCCTGGTGTCTGGCGCTGCTACCGTGTTCGATGGTGGCGATGTCATCAGCAACATCGATACCAGCAATGGCCAGACCCGCATCGAAACGACGATGCAAGTCGATTACAGCTTCGGTCTTGGCCTTAAGGGCTATGCTTGGGACGAAGCCAACGGCGGCAAGTCTCCGACTGATGCCGAACTGGCGACCGGCAGCAACTGGGATAAGGTTGCTACCGACATCAAAAACACCGCTGGCGTTATCGCCATCGGCGACATGTCGTAAGACGTGATGGTGAGGGGCTGGCAGGGAGTGGCCAGCCCCAAACCTTTGAGGGCGACACATGAAAATTGCATATGAACCGCATCCAGTAAGCATGGCCCGCAAGGCTGAATTACAGGCTGCCGGTTACAAGATTCTAGACGCACGCTTCAAGCCACCCGGCGCGGTTGTTGCACAGCCCGATCCTGTGGTAGAAACCAAGGCGGAGCCGATCGAGCCAACACTGGCACCGATTGCGGCAAAGCGTGGCAGGCCTCGCAAGGAAGTCTAAAAGATGGCGTTCGTTGTCGAAACCGGGGCCGGCCTTAGCAACTCCAACAGCTTTGTCAGCGTTGCGGCGGCGGATGCTTATGTCGCCGATCGTGGCGTGACTGGCTGGGGAGCTTTGACCAATCAGGTCAAAGAACAGGCGCTAATCCGCGCCACTGACTTTCTAGAAGCCACCTATCGCAGCGCATGGAAGGGCTTCCGCAATACAGAGGTTCAGGCCCTATCATGGCCGCGCTATGATGTTTTTGTTGACCTGTTCCTTGTCGCCAGTAACGTGGTGCCAGCGCCGGTGGCCCGTGCCACGATCGAGATGGCGCTTCGGGCTTCAACTAACACCGATCTGATTCCCGACACTGGCCGCACGATCACCCGCGAAAAGGTTGACGTGATTGAGATCAATTACAGCGAGTTTGGGCCGCGAGGAACGCAGTTCACAGAGATCGCGCGCATCCTGTCGCCCTACACCAATTCAAGCAGTGGCGGCGCGTTTGCCTCTGTGACGGTGATCCGCACTTGACGGGCATTGCCGAACGCGCTGCGCTTTTGCTTGCCCGTCAGGGCGAGACGGTTAGCATATCGTTTCCCGGCACGCCGGCCTTTGACCCTGTGACCGGCGCAGCACAGACGCCAACGTCCGCGACGACGGTCACCGGCAAAGGTTACCCATCCCAATATCGTCAAAGCGAGCTTGGAGCCGGCAATCAAAATAGCCAGACAACCATTCAATCCGGTGACATCCGATTGACGCTGGAAAACATCACGCCGCGCCCGGAAGTCAATTGCAGCGCCACAGTTGACAGTAAAACATACCGCGTTATGGACGTAAGGCCAATTCGCAAGGCCGGCGCTGATGTGATTTATATCCTGCAACTGAGGGCAAACTAGTGATCGATCATGATGATGGCGAGATGCTCAAAGTCGGCGGCGACATTTGGTTTCCGGTGCAGTGGGAGCGTGGCACCGTTGAAGCCATTATTGCCGAAGGCGATGAAATCACGACCGTAATGATTCGCAAAGCCGATGGCAGCCAGATTGCGCTTGATTACGCCGACGGCGAAACGGTCACGGTGCAGTGAGTCAAGCCATCATCAGCGCCGCCCTAAGCGCCCGCCTTAACACGGTGGCCGGGTATCAAGTGCAGTGGGAAAACTCGCCATTCACGCCGCCCTCTGGTGTCTATCTGGCAGAGTCATTCCTACCGGCTGACACGCTGGCCGTGGGCATTTCCAACGCTTCCAGTGATGAATACAGCGGCATCTATCAGGTGAGCGTGATGGCTCCCAAGGGTGCCACTAAGGGGCCGCCAAGGGTGGCCGCCGATGCTGTGCTGGCGCTGTTCCCGCGTGGCCTGCAACTGACGCGATCGGGAATTACCGTCACGATCTTGCGGGCCAGCATGGGGCCGGCGCTGATAGATGGCGATCGCTACACGGTGCCGCTGTCGATTGATTATCGGGCGTTCGCATGAGCGCGGGCCATGACTTTGCTCTTGATCTAACTAAGTTTGCCGAAAAGGCAGGCGATGCGGCGAACGCTGTCATTAGCAAAATCTGCCTTGATCTGACTTCCAACATTATCCTAAAAACGCCGGTTGACACAGGTCGGGCGCGGGCGAACTGGCAGACCGGCATCAATCAAGCGCCAAGCGGCCAGATTAGTTCAACGGACAAATCAGGAAGCGCCACAATTTCAGCGGCGGCACGTGATGTGCAGAACGCACCCGGCAACATCTTTTACATCACAAACAATCTGACTTATATTGCGTCTCTAGAATTTGGCCTATATCGCCCAGGGCCAAAGACAATTGGTGGCTTTTCATTGCAAGCTCCAAGTGGTATGGTGCGAATTAGCATTAACGAAGTTAGCCGCGCGCTGCGACTGTAGGAGGTTTGAATTATGTCTGACGTAGTTTCTTCAGTTGGCACGATCGTATCGGTTGCCAACGCATCGCCCGCCACATACAACGCAGCCGGCTTTGCCGCACTGACTTGGATCGCTTGCGGCGAGCTTGCAGAACTGCCCGCCTTCGGCGCAGAAGCCGCGCTTGCCACGCATACGCCGCTGTCAACCGGCATCGTCGCCAAGCGCCGTGGTTCGCTGAATTTTGGCTCCGTTGCTTTGACGATGGCCGTGTCAGATGACGATGCTGGCCAAACGGTGTTGCAGGACGCCGCCGAAGCGGCTGCTGGCACCGACGCACAGGTTGCGGTCAAGGTGTTGCTGGTGAACGGTGAAATCCAGTATTTCACCGCTCAGGTGATGAGCTACAAGGTGAATGTTGGCAACGCTGACGCCATCACGATGGCCGAAGTGACGCTTGAAATCGACAACAAGGTTGTCAAGGTTGTAGCCCCGTAACATCGCCAGACGCCAGCGGCTAGGGTAGCACCCGAAAAGCGGATCGCCCGCCGCCTGCCGCTGGCATTCTTGGGCTGACATGAAAGGGCAACCATGGACTTGGACACGCTAAGGGCCGTAAAGGCGGACGAAGGCGCTACGCTACAGCTAGTGCATCCACAGACTGAGGAGCCGCTAGATGGGATGACCATCACGCTTCTGGGCCAGGACAGCGCCGCCTATCGTAAAATCCAGATGGCAAAGCAGCAAATGGCATTGAACCGTCTTTCCAAGGGCAAGCGGATAACTGCCGATCTGGACGCCGAAAAGCTGGCGGCTGAGATGATTGACGATCTGGCCAAGATGACGGTCAAATGGAGCGGCTTTGAGTTGGATGGCAAGGCGCTTAAGTGCGAAAAGGCTAACGCGGTGACGGTCTACACCGATTGGCCGTGGATTCGTGAACAGGCGCAGGAGTTTGTTGCTAATCGCGCAAACTTCTTTCGCGGAAACGATTGAAACGCTGGCGATTTACGTCAAGCAAATCGCTTGGCTAAACACGATCCCAGAAAAAGAAAAGCGGCCAAGGCGTGATACGGTGGGCGGCGATCTGCCGCCCATCACCGCTGGCGGCTATTTGATAGATTTGTTGTTTGAGATTGGCCCAGCCCAGCCGCTTGCTATGAGTAGCCCGGTGGCAATCAGTGAACTTGAGATAGCTGCTTGGAAGGCCAATCGCGGAATCAGCCTATCGGCATGGGAGGCTGGCACGATCCGCCGCCTATCACATGAGTATGCTTCGGCGCTGTCTAAGGCCAGTCAAGTATCCTGCCCGCCCTTCTATCTGTCACCGGAACGCATGACCGCAGATCGGCGCGACAAAATCAGCAAGGCGATGTCGTCCTGGGCTGACAAGCTGAATAGCGGCAAGGGCGCTTTGCAAAAATAGTCAATCTGTGGCAAGGTGGCATGAACTGATGGGGCTTTATTAATGGCCGAACTCGCCACGCTTAGAATTGCGGTTGACAGCACAAGCGCCAAGACCGCCGAGCGCGATCTTGAGGGCCTTGCGTCTGCCGCTGGCAATACAGGCCGCGCCGTTGATGCCATGATCGCTGGCCAGCACCGCATGACTGAGGCCATGCAGTCCGCCCACAAGCCGACTTTGGATGCGGTGCGCTATCTGGATTCGCTTAATCGTGAGCTTGAGACGATCGGCAAGTCATCGCTGCAAATCAAGGCCATGGAAATCAAGATGGCCGCCGCAGCGGCTCCAACTGCTGAACTGGCGCGCGAAATTCGCAGCATGGGCGCGGCGCTTATCAACGCCGAACGGGCGGCCGCGACTACCACGCCGCACATTGGCAGCATGGGTGAAAGCAGCAAGCTGGCCGGGCATCACGCACAGAACCTTGCGTTTCAGATGAACGACGTTTTTGTCGGTCTGACTAGCGGTCAAAAGCCGATGACCGTGTTCATGCAGCAGGGCAGCCAAATCGGTCAGATCATGATGCAAAGCGGCCTGAGCGTTAAGGCGTTTGCCGCAGAAGTTGCCGCAATGACAGGCCGCGTGGTGGCTGCTGTTGCGCTGAATCCGGCGTTCTTGGCGTTTGCAGCCGCAGCGGCCACGGCGTTTGCGGCGTTCAAGTCGTTTCAGTCGGAGGTGGGCAAGACCGGGGAACTGGAAAAGTTCCAGCGCAGCCTTGGCTTGACCAAAAAGGAATTGAAGGAACTAGAAAAGGAAGTCGGCCCGGTGGGCATTACGATTGGTGACGTGTTTAAGGGAATTGGCAAGACCATTTCGGACGCTTTGAATTTGGACAAAGCCTTTGATATGTTCAAGAAGGGTTTCTTTGCCGCTTTCAGCTTTGCGGCTGAATTGGCTAGTGATGCGGCGGCTGGCATCTATGCGGCGTTTGTCGGCGGCTTTCGTGGCATTGTTCAGGTCTTTAAGGACTTGCCCAAGGTATTGGGTGATGTGACCATTCAAGCGGTCAACGCTGCCAGCCGGGCAATTGAAGTGTTCCTCAATGGCTTTATCGCATCGACGAACACCATCCTAAAGAAGTTTGGCATGGACACAATCAAAGCGATTGTGGACATTCCAGAGCTAGAGAATAAGTATAAAGGCGCGGCTGATGCGGCGGGAAAGGCGTTCACCGGCCAGATCAAGCAGGCCTTTGGCGAAGCTAAAGCAGGCTTTAGCGCGGCGGGCGATACACTAAGCGGCAACATCATTGACGCCGCCAAGGAGCGCATGAAGGCCGGCGCTGATACGATCCTTGACGAACGCACCTTAAAGGACGCGGCCAAAAAATCTGGGCAGACGCTTGGCGAATATATCGCCAAAGAAACAGGCCAGGCCATCACGGCGCTGGAAAGGTCGTTCAAGTTTGACGATAACGTGTTTAAGGACGCTGGCAAGCGCCTGCAAGAAATGGCTGACATTGGCAGCAATGCAAGGGCAGATGCGCGCAGGCAATCCGACGATGCCATACAGCACAGCCTGAAAACATTCGGCGATGTTTTGGGCGGCATTGGTGATCTGTTTGGCAAGAATATTGGCTCATCAGTTGACCGTTTAAGCGATTTGATGACCAAGCAATATCCTGCATTCTCCGCCAGTCTGGGCAAGTCTTTTGAGGGCATTGGCAAAAGTATTGACGGCGTTTTGGCCAACCTTGGGACTAGCATGGGGGCGATTGGGGCGGGCGCTCAAATCGGCTCTACGATTGGCAATATTGGCACCAGCATTTTTGGCGGCAATAAAGGCAACGCGCAAACTGGCGGTGCCATTGGCGGCGCGATTGGATCGGTTGCCGGGCCGATAGGCACATTGATTGGCTCCGTGCTGGGCAGCACAATTGGCGCGATGATTAAGAGTAAAAACAATTTCGCCGATGTGACGTTGAGCGGCACCGGGCCGGGGACTGTTTTTAATCAGCGCGGCGGCGATCAAAGCAAACAGGTGGGCCTGGCGCTTGGGACAGAGTTTAGCCAAACATTGGGCGCGATCGCCTCCGCGCTTGGTGGCACCGTGGCAAGCGGAAAGCAGCTTGGTAGCATCGGCTTTAGCGGCGAACAGTTCTTTTTCAATGAGAGCGGCGGCGACTTTAAGAGCGCGGGCGTGCAGAAATTTGCCAGCGCAGAGGAGGCCGTTGCAGCCGCCATCAAGAACGCAGTCGGCAAGGGCGCGTTTGAGGGCCTGGAAGCAAGCAGCAAGATCATCGTCGAGAAGCTTGCGGGCCTTGGCGCTGATGAAATTATTCAGGTGCTGGAGAAAATCAGCACCGCCAGAAATGCGCTGGCCGATGCCTATAACCGAGAATCCGCTGCTATTGGCGCGACGATTGAAAAATTCCAGGCCATGACGGCCAATCTGCAAGCGTTCCGCGATAGCCTGTCACAGAGCTTGATGACGGCAGAAGAAATCTATACCGCCGCCCGCGCCAAGTTTCAGGAAATTAGCGCAGCGGCGATAGCTGGCAATGAGGAAGCGATTGGCCAACTTGTCGGCGTGAGCCAAAACTATCTGGAAGCGGCAAAGGGCTTCCTGACACCAGAAGAATATAACCGCGAAATTGAAAACGTAATGAAGGCGGTTGATGTAGCTATTGAGCAAAGCAAGTCGCTAGAGGCCTACGCGCAGGAACAGCTTGCCGCGCTTAACGCCAGTGTTGAGGGGCTGATTACGCTTGATCAAAGCGTTTTGAGCGTGGCGGATGCCATTAAAAACCTCAACGACGTTATTAAGAACATTGGCAATCGCCCGATCAATATCACCGTGACGGGCGGCACCGGATTCCGAACCGAGGGCGGCGAGCCGATGCCCGACTTTGCCAGTGGCGGGATGCACAGCGGCGGCTATCGTTTGGTCGGTGAGAATGGGCCGGAAATCGAATCTACCGGCTCTAGCCGCATCTATAACGCAAACCAGACATCCGACATCCTGAGCGGCGGCGGGGCGACGACGGCCAGCCAAATCGCAGCGTTGCGTGATGAGATGCGCGCCAGCCTTTTTGCGATCGCCAAAAACACCGGCCGGACAGCCAATCAACTTGTGCGCTGGGATGGCGACGGCCTGCCAGACGCGAGGGGATTCTAATGATTATTGTCCAGCCCGTCCCCGTCACTTCTGCAATGGTGACGGCCAGCAACGTCACCATCACGGATACGCTGTGGACGGCAGGCACCTACACGCTCAACACGCAACGCTATCTTGGCACCCGGCTCTATAAAGTCATCGTCGCCAGCACTACGGACAATCCCACGGTTGGCGTGACGCTAACGCCGCCAAGCTGGCAGGACATTGGCGCGATCAACCGCTTTAAGATGTTCGATCAGGTGGTGAACACGCAGACCACCCGCACCGGCCTGATTGACGTGAGCATATTGCCGGGAACGATCATCAACGCGTTGGCCATGTTTGATCTGAATGGCGTTACAACTACCATAACAATGACCGATCCGGTTGAGGGTGTGGTTTTCACCGAGACAAAAAGCCTGCAAGACAACACGATCATCATTGATTGGTATAGCTATTTCTTTGAGAGCATCACAACGGTATCTGATGTGGTGTTTTTGGGCTTGCCTGCTTATGGCGGTGCGACAATACGGATTCAGGTAAACGCTGGGGCAGCCACCGCAGCCATTGGCGAAGTCGTGATCGGCAGACAGCGCAACCTCGGCGTGACCAATTTCGGAACAAGCGTTAGCATTCTGGACTACAGCCGCAAAGAGACGGACGAATTTGGTAACACGGTTGTCGAAACAAGGCCATTCTCTAAGCGGGCCGATTTTGACGTTACCGTGGAAACGGGTGCCGTTGCCGCTGTGCAAAAGGCCCTGGCTGACATTCGCACAACGCCGACGGTTTTCATTGGTGATGAAGACCGCGCTGAAACCATCGTGTATGGATTTTATCGCGGTTTTAATATAGTAATATCTACGCCAAGCATTTCTGATTGCAGCATTGAAGTTGAGGGCTTGATCTAATGGCCATTACGCCGCTTCCCACGCCGCCCAGCCGGTCACAGTCGCCAGCCACGTTCAGCACGGATGCAGACACCTTCCTTGGCGCGCTGCCCGATTTTGCCACTGAGGCAAACGCGCTGGCGACCGATGTCAACGCTGATGAGGCTAGCGCGGCAGCAAGTGCAACGACCGCGACAAATGCGGCCAGCATTGCGGTGGGCGCGGCTAACTATCGTGGCGCATATTCCGCCGGCACGACCTACCAGATCGGGCAGAGCGTTTCTAGCGGTGGGCGGCAATGGGTGGCCAAGACCATCAATACAGGCGTCACGCCGGCTGAAGGCGCTAACTGGTTGCTTATCAATGATGGCGATGTTGTGGGGCCTGTAAGCGCCACTGCAAACGCCCTGGCGCTTTATGATGGCACCACAGGCAAGATCATCAAGAGCGGCCTTAATAACGGCACGGCAGGGCAGGCGCTGCTTTCGGGCGGCTCTGGCAATGCGCCTGTTTGGGGCAACGTTGAAGGCGGCGTGCGGCAGTTTACCGCCAGCGGTTCCATCACGGCTGGGCAGCCGGTTTGCTTGCGCTCCGATGGCGCTGTCGAAGTGGCAACGGGCTTTCAACAGACAGAAACGCTTGGGGCGGCGCAAATTAGGGCTGGGGCAACCAGTGATACTGCCACATTAATTGTGCCAATTCCTGGCACGTCTAATTTGCTTATTACCATTAATACCGGCGCGACGAAACAGGTGCTTGTTGCCTCTGTTAGCGGTGAAACTATTACCTACAACACCCCGACTACTGTTCCAACAGGTATGACAGACGGTAATAATATTGCTTGCACTTTCGATCCTGTTAGCGGCTCCGCGCTTTTTACATATTCTGCTAGTAGCCAATGGCGCGGTGTTGTTTGCACCATTACCGGCACAACAGTTGCCTTTGGTAGTCCTCAAGTTATTGGAACTCAGGGATCGTTTTCAGGTCAGGCCTCTTGCTACGACCCATTGCGCCAGCAAATTATTATTGGTGCCACTTATTATGACCCCTCTTACAGCAATCAAAGATTCCAAATTCAACGAGCAACAATTAGCGGATTGTCGTTTACAACAGTCGACGGAGGTGTCGTAACCACCGGCTCTGGCGTCGCGAATCCATTAAATTTGCTTTATGATACGACAGTAAATCGTATTGTTTCAGTTCTACAAACAACTAACGTAAACAATGTAATACTTATTACAAACAGCGGCAGCGGATTGATTAGCGTTGCTGCCTCTACTGCTCTTGGAATTTCTTCTAACACGCTTGGCATGACATTTGACAGCGTTAACAACAAATATGTTGTAGTTGGCTATGATGGTTCAAACAATCCAGTTGCGCGCACTTTTTCAATTACGGCTTCATCAATTACAGTTGATGCAGCCCCGACGTTTCCGGTTCTACCGAGTGGCAATACTATTTCTAGCGCCGAGGCTAGAGCTTCGTATGACGTAAAGTCGGAAAGGGTTGTGTATATATTTTACGCCAACGCTAATAACGTTAGATACATAACTTCGACGGGCTTCGGTGCGTCGATGGTTTTTTCGTCTTATAATTCGACTGCACTTTTGACCAGAGCGCCGCGTTTGACCTATTTGCCGGCGCAAAACCGCACGATCTTCTACATCATCAACGATTCAGACGGGGCAAACCTTCGCAGCTTCCGGCCAGCCGCTGATAGCAGCAACACGCAAAACTTCATCGGCCTTGCCGCCGCGAGTGCCACCACCGGCCAGACGCTTAACGTCACGGTTACAGGTGGAACCAATGCTAACCAAACTGGCTTAACCACTAACGCGTCTTATTTCTTGACGAGCGTTGGCGCGCTGACCACTGCGGGTGGCGTTCGCGTAGGCGAGGCGCTGAGCGCAACGTCGATGTTCGTTGAAGGCCGGCTGAATAGTTCAGGGACGCCAAGCAGCAGCACTTTCCTTCGCGGAGATGGGGCTTTCGCGGCAATCCCGTCAACGGTTACGTTGATTGCTAGTGCAACTCTGACTGCAAGCGCCGCTCAATTTCTACTTAACAACATTCCGGTAACATCTTATTCATCTATCATAATTGAGTTGATGGTGCGGCCAGATAGCGCGACGTATGTTTCCTTTGGATTTCTTGCTCCGGGAGGGACTTCAAATAATAGCGTAATTTATGGAAGACTATCAGAAGGTAATAGCAGTAACGCTACCGATACTAATTTTGCCTTTAATGGCAGTAGTGAATTTTATCTAAATCTTGGATTTACCAGCGCGGCAACATCAGAAATTGGCGCTATCATTAACTTCCAACAGACCAACCAGACTACTACTAAGCGCGGCTTTACCGTACAAGGTTTTGGAGATAAATCTTCTTCTGTTGGATATATTCTTTATGGCGGCGGTTATAGTAACACTGGCTCTTGGGGTGGAATTAGGGTTTATCCAGGAAGCGGCAATTTTCTAGCCGGCTCCTACTACCGCATCTATGGAGTTCTATAACATGTCAGACACTCCCCAAATCTGCGAAAACGGCATCATTCGTGACGCTACGCCCGATGAGATCGCGGAGATTGAGGCTCGCGCAAATCAGCCGCCACCCATCCCGCAATCCGTGTCCATGCGCCAGGCCCGGCTTGCGCTTTTGTCCTATGGCCTGCTTGATGATGTTGATTCGGTTATCATGGCCATGACCGAACCGCAGCGCACACAAACGCAAATCGAGTGGGAATATGCCCAGACGGTAGAGCGGGACAACGTGCTGGTTGCGTTGCTTGGCCCGGCGCTTGGCCTAGATGACGAGGCGATCAACGGCCTGTTCACTCTGGCCGTCACGCTGTAATGCCATCGCGTTAATGTAGGAATTACCAATGAACGGCATAATGGAGAGCATGAAACCGGCTGGCGACATCCTTTCGATTGGCGTTGTGCTGGCCACACTGGCGTCATGGCTGCCTGCAATCGCCGCGATCTTTACGATCATCTGGACGGCGATTCGCATTTATGAAACGCAAACGGTGCAACGCCTGCTTGGCAAATCCGAGTCTAGTTAAGCTCATCGTCGCAGGGCCGTCCTGTCGCAGCTAACAGGTGCAGCGTGCCGCGCAATCAACACGATATCGATCCGGCGCGCGATGCCGAAATATACGCCGCATATGTAGAGGCCGGGAACAGTGGGCGGGCATTGGCCAGAACGGGCCGCTATGGCGGCAAGATGGGCATCTTGGCAGCAGTGCGGCGACACAAGGCGACGCAAGGCGAGGCCTATGGGGCTGGCGGCATCGGGCAAGGTGCGGAGCGAGACGGTCACAGCCCTTATATCATCAAAGGCGTGTCCACCTATTTTGATGCAGACGGCAACCAGCGCGCCCAATGGGTGAAAACTCGTCTGGATGATGAGCAGCGGCAAGAGGCGATCCGCGCGGCAGCGGAGGCGCTAGCCGAAAACATCCCGCCAGCGGAACCCGTCACGCCACCGGCTGCAACCTTGGCCGATCTGCTGAACTTATATGTTTTCACCGATTACCATGTCGGCATGTTGGCGTGGCACCGAGAGGGCGGCCAGGATTGGGATTTGTCCATTGCTGAAAAACTAATAACAAACGCCTATCGCCATATGATTGACAACGCGCCAGCGGCTAAGGTTGGCATCGTTTGCCAGCTTGGCGATTGGTTCCATTACGATTCATTCAAGCCGCTAACGCCTGCCAGTGGGCATCTGCTGGATGCCGACAGCCGGTTTCCCAAGATGATCGAGGCCGGCGTTCGCATCCTGCGGCGCATCGTTGGCATGGCCCTAGAACGTCATGAACATGTGATCGTGCTGCACGCCGAAGGCAATCACGATGAGGCCTCATCGGTTTGGCTTCGCGTCATGTTCAAGGCGTTGTTTGAGAATGAGCCGCGCGTCACGGTTGAGGATTCGCCGCTGCCGTTTTATGCCTATCAGCACGGCAACGTCATGCTGGCGTTTCACCACGGGCATAAGGTGAGGATGGACGGTTTGCCGGCGCTGTTTGCATCCCAATTCCGTGAAATGTGGGGCAATACCAAAATGGCCTATGGCCATAGCGGCCACTACCATCACGAAGTGGTGAAAGAGTTTTCCGGCATCAAATGGATGCAGCACCCAACGCTTGCAGCCCGCGATGCCTATGCGGCGCGTGGCGGTTATCATGCAGAGCGGGCGGCCTATGCTATCAGCTATCACGCCAAATACGGCCAAGTCAGCACCTTGACCGTCAAACCGGAAATGTTTGAGTGATCGTTGCGCGCGTCCCTTGGGAGGCGCTTCGGCCAAATGCGTTTGCAGATCACGCCGATGATCTGGCGCTTATCTACGCTCAAAAGTTTCAATCAGAGGTGGAATCTGAATTGCTATGGTTGCGTGGCGTCATTGGCAGTGATGTGCTACAAAGCGCAACGCGCGCCGTAATGGCGCGGGCTTTAAAGCTGGCAGCTTTGGAGGTCGAATCTATGCAGTGGATGACAGAAGCACGGCGATTGATCGGCACTTGTGAGGTGCCTGGCGGTGCCAACAATCCGATCATCATGTCTTGGGGCAATCGCCTTGGCGCGCGGGTGCTGGGCATTGCCTACGGGGCGGATTCCGTTCCTTGGTGCGGGCTTTATGCCGCCTGGTGCGTTCATCAGGCTGGCATTGCACCTCCCAATATCGCCATCCGCGCTAAGGCGTGGGCAACATGGGGCATTCCGCTGTCACTGTCTGCAACGCCGCCCATGGGCGCTATCGCAGTCTTTGGCCGTGAAGGTGGCGGCCATGTCGGGTTTGTGAATAGCGTCAACGCTGATAATAGCCTCAACGTCTTGGGCGGCAATCAGGGTGACGCTGTCAATGTCCGGCGGTTTAGCCGCGATCGGCTGATTGCGTTGCGCTGGCCAGCCGGGCAGCCTGTGGGCGCGCCGGCACACATCGCACAAACCGCAGCAGCTAAAAC